ACTTCATTAATATTGATTACACTAGACCAACCACCAATATAATGTGCATGATTACCCATGTACTCAGGGGCCTTGATACCGAATTGAGCAGCCATTTGGTCTGAATAGTCCTTGCTGGAAAATTGTACTACTTCTTTCCAGCGCTGAAGATATTCCGTAGCACGAATTGAGAGGGCGGAAAGGTCGGAATTAAGAGAAGCATACCGAGTAGAACTAGTAGAATTAGCAGACGAAGACACGACGTCATTAGTTCCGGCCGGATTACTAACCGTAACCGTCGAAGAAGAGAGAGGGACAGAAGAGTCAAACAGAACAAGATGAGAATCTCGAAGAGGAGAGACAGATGGAAGAACAGCTACCGAACCATATTGAGAACTGGGAAGCATACCCATGAAATAATCCTTAGGATAATTCGCATAGCGCAACTGAATCATATCAGTAACCAATCCAATATTACCAGTTCCGGACCAATAATCTACATTGTAAGCATATGCCTTATGCTTTTCCCATTGGCTGTTGCTGAAGAAATCATAATAAATCTTCTGATAAGCAAGAAACGGAAGAGCATTAACTGTCTGCGAACTCTGATAAACCAAAGGGTTATCAGCATCACCAAGGGCATCAACACCTAGATATTTTTCAGTAATAGCAGCCTTACCTGTATTTTTAGAATCAATCATAGAACCATAGCCAAGTAAATCAAGCAATTTGCAAGAACCATAGACAATAGGGAGGCCTGCATCGTCACGAGTATTAGTCTGATCACCAGCATTAGCCGTCTGAAGGAACACATTAAAAATGCTCTGAGTAACACTAGGTACAGAAGTAAGTGCAGACGTATTCTCAGTAGAACTAGCTGCACTAGTCATATAGTCCGTCATTTGAGTAAACGCCTGCGGAAGAGCACGAGAAATCAAACGCAACGGCACAGCGTAGAAGTCATAATACTCCTTGATACGAGTGTAAGCAGCCGTATTAACCGGAACAGTACGCGTAAACCAGTCAGAGGAAATACGATACTTAGTACCAGGAATAGCAATCTGCCAATAACAGGGGAGAATTTCACCAACTTTGGCTGTAAACAATTTTTTCGAACTCAAGTCGAAGGAAGACCGATGAGTAGAAATCTTAGCTCGGTCTAAAGGATTAAAATCACTCATAATTAATTAATATTTAAATTAAACCATACGGTTGAGAACACCATTAGCATCATTAAGTTGTTTATGCTTAATCATATCACGACAGAATGTCGCACTACGGTACCGGAGTTGCTCAAGCAATTGGACTGTTTCACATGAAACAGACTGCAAGACATCTGATTCTTGCCCGTTCGCAGGCAGAACAAACATACAATCCGAGAGTTCAGGGTATTGGGAACGTAAGCCATATACACTTCGCAAATTTTCATAATCCGCTTTCTTTTCATATTCTATGCCTGTTTTAATGATAAAACCAATACGGCCGGAATAAACACTAATATCAGAGCCGAACTCAGGCAAATGCCAATTCCGGAAGAATTTACAGACATATAGGAACAACCGATACAACTTATTAATATAAGATTCGATATCGACATCACTAGAACTGTTACAGAACCTAGTAAGGCACCGAGAAGCATGTAATATAATCTTGTCATCATCAGTAAGAATAGGATTAACCTTAAGATATTGATAATAAGTACGGACAAGACTCAAGATTGAGTCTTGTTTATAGTCGACAAATCCGAATCTTGCAATTCTTTGTGGCGTTGAATGTACAGCGCAAAGAATTCGAGCAATCGCAACACCATCGTCATTGCGAGCAGACGAGAACCGCGGCAATAAGGTACGGATATACGACAGGGGTGGAGTTGACCGAACACTGACGCCATTGAAATTGTAGACTCTTCCATTAACAACAGAATCGATCTTTTCTTCAATTTTCGCATAAGGGTCTTCGTCCTCCACGAAAGAGCAACCCTTCTCAAAGAATCCGACAGATGATCTCGACTTGGGTCTAAACGCGCGGCATGATCTATATAATAAGGGAGCAGAACACAGGCTATTAACGTAGCTCGCAACGTACGAACCAGCTCCACCTGCGGAACGTTGGAAATCTGAACGACCGAGTCTCCAACTCTTATCGTGACAGTATCGTAAAACCTCTGAGACTTTGTCCGAGTTTGTGAATAATAAGAGATGATAATGCGGGCGGAAATGCACGGGTCCGTACTCACCCACAGCGTAGAAATGTAACGTCTCATAAGAACCTAGTTTTAAAGATAAATGTTTACGTAAACGCTTAATGTAATTCTGAACATCAACGTAATTCAGAAAGGGAATAAGGTTATCACGACCGTATTGCGTAGAAGCGGGATAGTCCGTTTTGTCAACGGCTTGCGTCTTACTGACAAAGCTACAAATAGCATCCATACTAAGAAACCAGTTATCCTTAACAGGAACATATTCCTTAATTTCACGGTCATACGGCACAGTGCCTTGGACCTGTTCGAAAAATATATGACGCAACATGGAGTTATCATCACATTGATATTCAGAAACAGGGATATACTTATGATATTCATTGCCAAAATGAATATCTCCCGAAATGCCTACAACATCTTCATATTCACTATGGAGAACCTTACAATTCATAAGAGGAATATGCTCGTTGTCATACGTAAGAGTTACAAAATAAGAATACTTAAAAGCACTTCCAGCGGTCTTCACACGCATGGACGCTTTTTTAGCTTTCTTATGGATACAATAATCGCACTGACCACAATCTACGGCAATGCGTGCACCAGTGTACTTGTTCGTGATAAAAGAACGGTGCTGACAATGGTCAGCCGCTTTCAATAAATCAGGAGAAAATTTCATAACTATTTACGTTTATCAATTACTTGATGACGATTACGAACACCAAATGAAATGTGAATAAATGTAGGATACAATATCAACTGGTCAAATACATGAACATTATCCGAAAAACTGTGGATATGCTCAAGTAATTGGTCATAAGCAGTAGTACCATAAGGTTTCATATCAAGAGCCTCTCCAGTCAAATGCTGAGATGTAGGAGCACCATTACAAGCATTATTCTGTTCGGGAGTACGGCGAGCACTAGTTATCGTAAAATGGGCATTAGAATACAACAAGTACTCAAGAAAATGCATAAGAGTATAGTTCATAGTCCAATAGCATTAAGTATGTAACCTAGAGCAGCAGATACAGCGCCAATTACAATTTTCCAAATATTATTACTTTTCATTACTTTGAGTTTTAAGTTCAACAAAATTATTCTCCTCTTTAATCGAATCCACAATAACAATAAGACCCAACGGAGAAATTCGCTCAGAATAATTTCCAAGACCATCGAGAGAATTGACAATATAAGGCGAAATAACATCACGGCCAGTGTTTTTGTCTTTAACTGAGATAATAAATTTCTGCATAATTGTAATAATTTTAAAAGGTTAATAATAGTTGTAACTTCTACATGGGACAAAGGTATGAGTTTTTTCTGTATTTCCAAATATTTTTTTTAGAAATTGTGGGGATAGAACCATTTGTGATGGAGTGTGAGTTGTGCGTTTATGGACAAGAAACGGGAGAAACCGAGATGATAACTCGGGTTTTGCTTCGCACACAACTAGGGGCTTCGCTTAATTAATATGTCCTAGATCCATTACTAATAGATCCAGGGGAAATAAGTGGATGTATACAAGGGTGTATAGGCACGGCAGGTCAGATAGAACCTGCCTTTGCGCACCTACGTGCTAAAATACCGGAGCGGAACGCCCCTATAAGGAAGTCGCTCCGCTCCGTTTTTCGATCAGGCCCTACGCGGGCGGCGGGTGTATATCGCTCAAGCGCCGCGATGGGCTTTTAGTCCTGAAGATTATTTACGGCCAAAGTTACCAAAAACGAGCACCAGCGCCAATAACATTACCAGCACCAGCGGCAACAGCACCAAGACCACGGGAAACAGAATCCCAATAATGAGTACGGCCTTGTTTACGAGCCAAGTCTGCGCCATATTCAGCAGCTTTCTGATTCGCCATAGAAGTTGCATACTCCGTATGTTTACGAAGCTTAACATTCTTATAATCATACGTACTATCACGATATTGCAATTCATTAGAGGCGGTAGCTGCCTTAATCAAAGAATCAGCCGTCTCGGAAGCTATACGATTGTCAATTTCCTTACCGGAAGCCTCAGCAGCAATAAGAATAGCACGCTGAATTTCAGTCTGTATCTGCTTCTCAGTAAGAACACCTTGGGCCTGAAGATTGGATAAGGTTTGAGCCTTAATAAACAAATCAGCCTGTTGATTCTGATCCATATATTTATTCATAATACGTTGAGCTTCAGAATTAAGCAAAATCTGTGTTTCTTGGGCAGCAGATATACGTTCAGCAAACTGGGCGTTTTTTAAATTCTGAGCCTCGGTAGACTGGTCTAGAGCAGCAGATATACGGCCTGTTTCCTTATTCCAATAACCGGAAGAGCCAATAGCTAGATTCTTCCAGTTAGTAAGACCTCTATAATAATCAGACAAAAGAGGAGTTACCGTATCAGTCTGACGGGCACGAGCGCCTGATTCACCAGCGGAAGCCTCAGAAGCCTTAGCCTGAGCAAGGGAAGCAAGAGACTGGAACACGCTAGAAAAATTAGGCTTATAGGCCTGCATACTAGGGACAGGAGCAGCAGTAGCAGCAGCTCCGCCTGAAGCAGGAGACCTAGAACCAGCCATAGCAGCAGAACCTTGAACAAACGGATTCAAACCACGAGAAATCATAGCGTCAGGAGAATTATAGGCATTATTCATGCCCCACATCTGTTGCTGCCAATCACGTTGTAATTGAGCCTGTTGAGCATTAAACGCGTTCTGTTCACGCATCATGCGGAGATTAACCTTATTCTGATGATTCTGATTAACCATACCGACAATATTGTCGGTAAGGTTTGCAGCCGAAGAGGCTATAGCATCAAAAAGACCCATTACTCAGTAGGGGCAGGGGCGGGATCCGAAGACGGCGCTGCCTTTTGCTCTGCCAACATAGATTCGGCATAAGCCGATAATTCTGACTTCTCACTAGCCAATTGCTCAAGGACAGCCTGTCGCTCCGACATAGTCTGACAATGACGAGAGATAACACAATCAAACCGTTCTTCATCAGTCATACCATCCATTATAGTAGACTGAGTAGGGTGCATCTGAGCAAGAATATTCTGAACATTCATGTCACCAAGAAGACGACGATATTTTTCTTGATTCAGCAAAATCTGAGTCATATCAACTTGAATTAAATCGCCATCGAGGCTTTCGTCGTACATAACAGAATCATATACAGACTGTTGATAACACGGATTATCCTCAATCAACTCGGGAACAACATCATTCTTAATATAATCGGGATTTATATAAGCAAAATTTCTCATAACGACACATAATTAATAAGGTAAACCATTTCTATCCAAGTTCTGTACGGCATATACTTGGAAATTAACATTACAGAGCAACTGGTCAAACGCAACAGAACAGTTAGCAGCATCAATTTGAGGAACGAATATAGAATTCAGCTGTTGCGGACGAACTTTCATAGACTGATAAGACCAAGCACCAGCGGAAGTCAACACCTGCCAACCGTCAAGAGGAGCAGCCCAAGACTGATAAGCAGCACCAGCACGGAATCCAGCGTGAACGGTATCAATATTAGATTTCCATTGCCAATAACGGAGGTTATAACCAAGAGAACCGGAAACATTACGACCGGGGTTATTCTGAAGATTCAGAGCAGGGACAGCCTGCATACCAAGCTGATCAAATGCAGGTTGCGGGAAGTCAGAGATAGCAGTCACGGTCAACTGAGGATTTTGGCCGGTCAGATTCCAATCCAGCATAGGTACAGCGTGATATACACACATAATTATCTGATGTTCAGCGCCACAGTCATAAGTAATAGTATGTCCAGAATTACTGGATACACCTTTACCAGCAATAGAAGCCTGAGAAGAATCGGTATCAAGATTAGTATTGACTACTTCATTAATATTGATTACACTAGACCAACCACCAATATAATGTGCATGATTACCCATGTACTCGGGGGCTTTAATACCGAATTGAGCAGCCATTTGGTCTGAATAATCCTTGCTAGAGAATTGAACTACCTCTTTCCAACGCTGGAGGTATTCTGTTGCGCGAATAGACAATGCAGATAAATCAGAATTAAGAGAAAGAATACGAAGACTACCAGTAGTATTACCATAAGAAGTAGCTAAAGAAGTAGAGTCAGCAGAATTCTGAACCAATGAAACCGCAGAGTCTGTTTTATAAGGTGAAGTACGAGCAATAACAGCATTAGAACCACCAACAGATGAAAGAAACGGAGGTAATACAGCTACCGAACCATACTGAGAATTAGGCAACATGCCCATGAAATAGTCCTTAGGGTAATTTGCATAACGAAGCTGGACCATATCCGTAACCAATCCAATATTACCAGTTCCGGACCAATAATCTACATTGTAAGCATATGCCTTATGCTTTTCCCATTGGCT